CGATGTTGCGAGCTTTCTTGATATGCCTATTCCTGCCGCTCTGCGCGTGCCAGACGCCGCGCGTGGTGACGCAGACGGTGATGGTCCCGATCAGGATTAATGACGCCCTACGGGTGCCCTGTGTGCCGATTATTCCCGTCGAGGAATTGCGTGTGCGGGACGTTTACGAAAACCGCGACCGCTGGCGGGGCGCGTTTGAATCTTGCTCGGCTGATCACGACGCGCTGATAGCTGCGACTGTTCCTGATAGCCCGTAGTCTATCTGACGTTACACAACGCCGCTTGTGTATCATAGGCGCATCGAAAGCTAGCAAATGTCGGACAGTTCGGCCTAGCGTCCGCGCAAATCTAACATTCCGCGTTCGATTTGCCAGCCGCGCCAATGGCTCATTAGGGCCGATAATGGTTCAACCGTGACGCATTGGGGTCATCATGCCGGAATGGCTCGAAAGTAAACTAACGCTTATCAAGCTGGTCGGTGGCGCTGTAGCAGGCTTTGCGGCCATGCTGGCGGGCTGGGCATCGCTTGGCGGGCCTGTGCCAGCCTCACGCGATTGGGTGACGGAATATCACGCCGATCTAGCGCAGCGTGACGAGGCGCAGCGATTGCTCATCGCGCTTGAAAAGGCGCTAAACGAGCTAGGGCCAGGCGACACGCGAGACGCTCTGGAAGCCCAACGCGATGCGCTACAGGCTCGGCTTGACGGGTAGGGCTGGCAATGGCCGCCAATCGGTCGGCCCCTCAATAATCGGGAGATATCCTTCCGTGTCGGCAACATAAAAGTCACCGCCGGAGATTCGATCAATCATCACCGCGCCCGCGATAGGCTCCCGTGGCGACCACTCCCCCCGCCATTCGCCGCCCTTGACCAGAAAGCGCCCGCCCTCCGGGGCTGTCTCTATCGGTTGCCACAGGTCAGGCGCTAAAGCCTGCATGGCGTCATACACCGCCCGCACCAGCTCCGGCCCGTATCCGTGGCCCGTCGCGTCGAGTAGGACCATGCGCCCGGCTTCAATCATTTCATCAGTCGGGTTACTCATCAAAAAGCCTTTCCACATATAAAGACGCCACACCGATCAAGGCACCGACAACAATTGCCGCAGGGATCGAGGCGATAGGCCAAACAAAGTCAACCAGCCGGTATGTTACCACCACTACCGCCGCAGCGCCGAACAGCCTCAGCACGCGGTCAAGCGTCTCTTTTGTCGTTTTCATTGTTTTCTCCTATGTCTATTCCCTCACGGGAACACCAAGCCTCAATGACCGCAAACAAGTCGGAAAATTCCCGCACGGTCAGTTTACTGGATTGACGGCCAAGCGTGACTAATCGCGAGCCGTCCAGATTGAGGCAAATCCGCGTTTCATCGTCAAGCGCGTCTAAAAAAATCACCTTATAATCATCGGCGCTCATCGCCATACCATAATGCTCGGGGCGTTGTTCAGCTATCCGGCGCAGTATCGGATGCAGGCGGTCATTCTGGTCAAGCGTCCGCTTGCGCGTTAGCACTAGCTGCCAGCCATCGGCTAACCGTGAGGCGCACCACTCAACGCCCGCATGAGCCTTGGCGATAGCCTCACGGCTGCTTAACCGTATGGTGTGACGGTCATCGGCCATTAGCTGATGAAAGGCCGCGATTTGGTAATGACCGCCCGCATGGTTTTGCCTTTCGTGTAAGCATTCCAAGCGTAGCACAGCGCGTTGAAACGTTCTTCGGCGCGGATTGTGACGCGCTTGGCCCGCGCTTTCGTTACCCACTCCCGAAAGGTTAGGGCCGGATGGCCGCGATATGCCCCGATGCCTGCCCCGAGCGTATCACAAAAGGCCGATTTCACCTCTGGCGATTGCTCGCTGGTATATAGAAGCGCGGCGAGCGGTGCGATTGGGACATAAACTTTCGCGGGCACGGCTGTGGCGATAGCGTCGGCCAGCCGGTCAGCGTCAAGCTTGCTTTCCATAAAGCGCGTCAATTGGCTGTGTGTCGCGTTTTTGACAGAGCTGATCGTCCCGTCATTGTGGACGGCCAGCAAATGCCGGACAGCCGATGCCGTTTCGCTGGCGTAGCTTTGTGTCCGGCGCATACGCAAGGCATCGCCAAACGAGCGGGCCTTGCCGGTGTCAATCGTCGGCCCTACTACATCGCCAACCACGCCGCTTAAAACTGCGGTCTGGAATGTGACGCCGGACTTGACGCAGGCGGCCATGCGGTGCTGACCGTCGATAAGACGCCCGGCGCTGTCAAAGACAATCGGCGCGCCGTTCATTTGCCAATTCCCCTGCACCATATCGCGGGCGAGGTTCTCAATATGAGCCTTGCGCGGCGTCCGGTTGCTGGCGCGAAAATCGAGCGCGCTTTGTGCCTCGGTCGGTGATACTGCTCTGATTACGATTTGCATTTTTATTCTCCTGGTTGGTGAAATTAAAACGGGTCAACACCTAAAAGGGTATGGCGTCCCCGTCCATGTCCGGGTCAAACTTGCCCGGCTCTACCTTGCTGCGGTCCTGATATGGATCACCGCCGCCGCTTGGTGACGCTTGCACCTGCTTCGGCTTAATGGTGACGTTGTAGAACGGCTGGCCGTCCTTATCCTTACGCAATTCGCCTGTGTCGCGGTCGGTGGCTTGGTAGAGATTAAGCCAAGCCTGCGAGCCGTCCGGCAAGGTCACGGTGCCAGACCATGCACTAGGCTTGACGGCAGGCTCGCGCCATATTGTGCCGCGTCCCGGCTGGTGGCGGAATTCGGTTTTATATTCGGTCATGTTTCTTGTCCCTTCAAAACTTCGCGCTCATTCTCGTAAAAGTCCTGCATTCCCTGCTCCCATGCGACAGGGAGCCGGGGCATTGTGGTAGCCTGGATATCAACCCAAACCGCGTCGATTTCCTCAACACTCAGCGCACCGGCCAGCCTGCCCTTAATGGCGGTATCATCGCCGTCGCGCTTGGCCTGCGCTGACGATTTCCGCTGTGGGCCGCTGGCTGGCGCATGTTCCGGCTTGTCGCCATAATCCGCGTCATCCTTTTCGCCGGTCGGCACGCGAAACACGCCGCGCAGAAATTGCTTCTGAGCGTAGCTTTCGCTTGAGCCGTGGGCTTGCGCGCCCTCTGCCGGAACTGTGACCGTGCGATGGAATGGCCCGGCCATCTCGCCAGTTTCGTGAATGAGCGTGAAGGCCCATCGTTCGCGCAATAACGGCTTGCCGGTTTTCATGTTCTCGACAACGCTGCTCTCAACGCAATCGGGGATACAATGAACGCCGTGCGTGGCCATCAAACTCCCGACGACCGCATAGAACTTGTCAACGCTAACGAAGTCATATTTAGCAAATGCGTTTTTCTCGCTCTTGCCTAGCTGCTTGACCTCGCTGGAAACTTTGACCAGCGCGGCGGCGAGTTTCGCCGGGAATGTTGGTATGTCTGCCATATCATTTCTCCTTAAAAGGTCGCCGGACGGGGAAGGGGGAACAACCCGCCCGGCTGGCCGCAATGGCGAGGGTGTACCATCAAGCGGCGTCTGTTGGCGCGGGATAATCCCGAGCGGTGGGGTGGCGTGACGTGTCCATAGGCCCGTCAACTATCAAAGCGTCGATCACAGTGCGGGCCAGAATATATGTGCCGCATTCGTCAACCTTTGCAATGCTTTTTCCGAGCCATCGCGGCACAAGGTTTAGCGCCGTGTGTGCGCGTTTCAGGTGCAAGGTTTTGGCCCGCTTGTCATCGGCAGACACGGCGGCGGCGAGTGCTGCTTGCGTGTCATTAAGCCTGATGAGCGTCTCGTTTACAAGCGCGAGGGCTTCGGCTGTGGCTTTGTCCAGGCTCATAACAATCCCCCGATGACGGCAGCGCCAAAGACGACCGCGACCAGAACCGCGACGATTGACAAGTCCTCGATTAGCTTTCTGTGTTGGCGGCTCATAACGTCAACCCTCCCGAGTTTGTTGCTGCGAAAATAAAGGCGGTGAATGCCCAAACGGCCAAAGCCAAAGCGATGGAAATGATGGGCGTGATAATGTCGCGGCGGCTCATAACGCCACCACCGGGCCGAGCTCATCCCATGCTGGGCCGTCCATGACGCCGCACGCTGCCGGGTAGTTGCCGGGGCAATCGTCGCCGCCGATCTGTTGCGGCGCGAAGCATTCCGCACAAACGTATTCGGCGTGGTCGAACGGGTTTTGGCCATCGTGAAGCGCGCGAGATGGCACATCGCCTCTGGCCGCCTCGTCACAGCAGAAAATAGGGCTTTGCTTGCTCATGCTGTTTCCTTCCTGTTTTTCTCTGCGATCGCCTCGATCCGCATGGCTTGCTGGATAAGCCCGCGCAATTGGTCAATCGTCAGGTCCACTTGGCCCTTGTTGACAGCCTCCGGTGCGTAGATTGTCACGCTCGGCGTGCTGGTGGCGAAGTTAACGGCAATCGTGCCGTTATCAGACCGTGCCGGGATTTCGTCGCCCTCAAAATCTGAGGCGTAGCGGAATGTCGCTTGCGTTTGCATCACGATTCCCCCCGATTGGCCGCGCGGATCATGGCGCGCTCTGCAATGGCGTAACCGCTAGGGTCGGCGTTAGCGTCGAGCGCCGGGCTGAAATTCGGGTCGCTGATAAGCTGCTCGCAAAGCTGCTCACTGACGCAAGCTATGGCGTGGTCGCTAAGGCGAATGCCGCGAAGGCACGCCCCGACTTTCTCGGCCAGTGCTTGCAGGTCACAGCGGGCATCGCCGCGCTGGCGGGCCTCACGGCGTGCGTTGTCGGCGCTTTCTTCGGCGTCAGTGCGTGGTCCGTAATCTGGCATACTCATGTCGTTCTCCCTTTTCAATGGCTACATCTTACCAACCCGGCAAAGCATTGCAAGTGCTAATTTAGCCGATACGGGAAATAAATTTATTGACGAGACATTGCCGCTCGCTATGCTGCCAGTATGGAAAAATATAAAACCCTGAGAGAGATGCGGAAAGCCAAGCGGCTTTCTTGCACAGAGCTGGCGGCGCTGATTGGCGTGCCTATCGTAACGATTTCACGCCTGGAGCGCGGCGAGCGGTGGGCGCAGCCTGACGTGCAGCGCAAGGTTATGATTTGGGCCAACGGCGAGCTTGACCCGCTGGCGCTCACTGAGCCTTTTGTGGCAAAGGGGCAAACCGATGGAGGCGTTTGACATTGGCCGCTATCGTGAATTTATCGCCGGGAAAGGCGTGATTGATAGCCGTGTTGGATTTGATATGTCCGGCGTTGATTACGGGCTGTTTACACATCAGCAGCGGGCGCTTGAATTTAGCATCGAGCGAGGCCGCGCTGCCAATTTTCTGGATACTGGGCTAGGGAAATCTCGCGTCGAAGCCGCGTTTGCTAATGAGGCACGGATCGCCACCAATAAGCCGTCGCTGATTTTAACCCCGCTTGCTGTGGCTCGCCAGATGCAGCGCGAATGCGAATCGTGCGGCGTGGATGCGACTGTAATCCGCGAAGACCATGAGATAACCAGTGGCGTGAACATCGCCAACTATGAGCGACTGTCGAAGTTGGACGTCACCCGTTTTGGCGGCGTGGTGCTGGATGAAAGCTCTATCCTGAAATCATTCGCCGGATCAACTAAGCGCGCACTGGTTGACGCATTTAGAAACACGCCAGCCCGGCTTGCTGCGACCGCGACCCCTGCACCGAATGACCATGTGGAGCTTGGCACGCATTCGGAATTTCTCGGCGGGCTTGGCAGTATGGAGATGCTTTGCAGGTGGTTTATCAATGACACGTCAACGGCTTCGCAGGACTGGCGCATCAAGGGATATGCCGAGGCTGATTTTTGGGGGTGGGTGGCCGGATGGTCGCGCGCCGCGTCAATGCCGTCAGATTTGGGAGGCGATGATTCCGGGTTTGTGCTACCACCTCTGAAATACCGCACGCACATCGTCCAGTCTGACATTATGGCGGGCGCTCAGGATGGTTTGCTGTTCCGCATTCCAGACCAATCGGCAACGTCAATCCACAAAGAGAAGCGTTTAACGCTCGTTGACAGGGTGCGCCAGGCTGCGGAAATCGCCAACTCTGAAACCGGCGCTGTGATTGTATGGTGCGAGACTAACGATGAAAGTTCCGCACTGGCCGCCGCGATACCGGACGCAATCGAGGTGCGCGGCGATATGTCATCGGAGCAAAAAGAGGCGGCGATTGATTCTTTCACGTTTGGCCGGTCCCGCGTTATCGTGACGAAGCCAAAGCTGGCCGGGTTTGGGTTGAATTGGCAGCACGCAACCACCGTTATTTTCGCGTCTATTTCGCATTCCTACGAGCAGCACTATCAGGCCGTCCGCCGATCTTGGCGCTTTGGCCAGACTAAACCCGTCTTTGCGCATGTGGTCATCGCTGAGACGGAAATACCGATATGGCAGAACGTTCAACGCAAGGCTGCCGACCATGAAAAGATGAAGCGCGCAATGACCCGCGCAATGACAAACGCACAAGTGATCTCGGATCGCAAAATCTACACCCGCGCCAGCACTATGGCGCTTCCAAATTTCATGAGGGAGAATTGATATGAAAGCCGAATTTCAAGGAGACAACTGGGCAGTCTATAACGCCGATTGCATCGAAGCGCTGGCAGGGATGCCGGATGGCATGATTGATCTGGCGATCTTTTCGCCGCCGTTTTCTGATCTGTTTGTCTATTCCGACAGCGAGCGGGATATGGGCAATTGCGGATCTCACGCTGAGTTCATGGAGCATTACCGCTACTTTGCCGAAAACCTCTACCGGGCAATGAAGCCTGGCCGGATTGTCTGCGTCCACTGCACCGACCTGCCGACCCGCAAGGGCCGGGATGGGTTTATCGGTTTGCATGATTTTTCCGGCGATCTGATAACCGCGCACCGCGCTGCCGGGTTTGTTTACCACGCCCGCGCTACGATCTGGAAAGACCCGGTTATTGAAATGCAGCGCACCAAGGCGCTGGGGCTGCTTTATAAGCAACTCAAGAAAGACAGCGCGATGAGCCGTGTCGGGATGCCGGATTATATGCTGTTTTTCCGTAAGGATGCGGTTAACCCTGACCCGATAACGCACACGCCGGACGATCTGGCCGTTGGCGAATGGCAGGAATTGGCATCTCCTGTCTGGATGACAGTTAACCAGACCAAGGTGCTCAACGGCAGACTTGCCCGGTCTGAGAAGGACGAGCGGCATATATGCCCGCTGCAGCTTGATGTGATCGAGCGGTGCTTACGGCTGTATTCAAATCCCGGCGACCTTGTGCTCGACCCATTCAACGGCATCGGATCTACTGGCTATCAGGCCATTAAAATGGACCGCAAGTATATCGGGTTTGAACTAAAGCCTGAATACGCCCGGCAGGCGGCTAAGTTTCTAACCGAGGCCGAGACGGAAAAGGCTGGATTGTTCGACCATGTGGAGCGTGCGCAATGACCAGCCACGCTAGTCTATTCGAGGCCGCCCGCTGGCAGGCACGCAAAGCTTGGCGGTTAGCGCCGCACGGTCAGCGACAAGCCCGGCTTAGGGCGTTTTACAGGGCCACGGCTAACGCATTGCTGGCGGGGAAACGGGTATGACTGAGAAGTTAAAACTGCTCGACCTGTTCTCAGGCATTGGCGGCTTCTCTCTCGGCCTAGAACGGTCGGGCGGATTTGAAACGGTCGCCTTCTGCGAAATCGAGGATTTCCCCCGCCGCGTTTTGGCGAAACACTGGCCAAAGGTGCCTTGCTATGACGACGTTCGAGAGCTTACCGCCGACCGACTTGCTGCCGATGGAATTACCGTTGACGCCATCAGCGCAGGGTTCCCCTGCCAAGACATCAGCACGGCGGGCCGACAGGCTGGAATTAAGGCCGACAGGTCGGGGTTATACAGCGAGGTGTGCCGTCTTATTGGCGAAATACAACCCAGTGTCGTTTTCTTGGAAAACGTCTCAAACTTGCTTAGTGGCCCATCTGAACAACCAGGCGGATGGTTTGGCCACGTTCTCGGCGACTTGGCCGCGCTCGGGTATGACTGTGAATGGCACAGCATACCAGCTTCCCAGCTTGGCGCTCACCACCACAGAGATCGGGTCTGGGCTGTGGCATACTCCAACGAAACATTTAGAGAAAGAGGGCGCGTATCCTGCGGAATACACTCGCAACTCTCCAACGCTTACGGCGGAAGCGGTAGCGGGCGCGCCAGCATCGAAGTGGGGTGCGAGACATTGGCCGACGCCGTGTGCTGGCGACAACAGGGACCGAGGGAACATGACAAACCCGTCAATCCAGCGGCGGGCGAGGCTTGGAAAGCAACTGAATTTGTCAATGGTTGTGTCGCCAAAATCTGGGAAACTGAACCCGGAGTGGGTCGAGTGGTTGATGGGGTTTCCGCCAAACTGGACAGACATAGACTAGCAGCACTCGGAAACGCCGTAGTCCCGCAAATCCCCGAGCTACTAGGCCGCGCATGGATGGAGGCTAACCAATGAGCCGCCCCGAGGACTTCGACACAGCCACCAAGCGCGCCGCTGCTGATCGCTCTCAGGGCCGCTGTGAGTGCCACCGCATGACGGCAGACATTCGCGGGGCATTCCCGATTGAATGCGACCGGGTGGCGGCTGAGTTCGACCACATCAAGGCCATTGCGCTGGGTGGGAAAGGCACGCTGGCCAATTGCGCCCATATCTGCACGCCATGCCACAAAATCAAAACGGCGCTCGACAAGGCCGCAATGGCCAAGCGTCACCGGCATGATGTCAACAAAGACCGCAAGCCTAAAACGCGCACCCGCGCCAAGGGCCAGCCCATGCCGTCGCGCGGCTTCGACAAGACGAAAACGCGAGGCTTTGACGGGATAGTGAGGGATAGGACATGATTATCGCGCTGCCATTCCCGAGCAAGACGCTATCGCCAAACGCCCGCCCGCATTGGGCGGCGCTGGCCAAGGCAAAAAAGGCTTACCGCTGGACATGCTCGCTATTGGCCCGCCCGCTGGGGAAGGTTGATGCCGACCGGCTACACATCACCATCACATTTAACCCGCCCTTGCCTAATCGCGCCCGCGACCAAGACAACATGATCGCATCATTCAAGGCTGGCGCTGATGGCGTGGCTGATACGATTGGCGTGGATGATAGCAAGTGGAGCGTTACGCATAAATTCGGGGAGCCGGTCAAAAACGGCTCTGTAACATTTGAAATCACAGGGAGAGAATGACATGGCATGGACACCGAAAGAGCAAGAAACCGTTGTGAATCTTTGGGACAGCGGATCATCGGCATTAGAAATCTCACGCGCGCTTGGCACCAAGACTCGCAATGCCGTCATCGGATGGCTTAATCGCCGGGGCATTGGCGACAAAGACCGCTCCGTTTCCTACACAATGCTGCTAGATCGGCGGCGGCGCGAACGGGCTGACTTGATGGCGCTAAAGCGCGCAGCGCGGCACAAAGAGCGATTGGCAAACCAGTCGACCAGTTTCGGCAAGGCCCGCAAGCTATCAAGCGCAGGTAATCGGCGCATCGACCACCAAGCCACGGGCCGCATAGGTTTCGGCATTCGCACCGCAGCGCGCGATGATGGCAGCAATGGCGGCGAAAGCTACCTTTCCGCGTTCTCTGAATTGCACGGCCACGCCCAACCCAAACGGAACGCGGCATACATTCCCGGCCCTAGCGGCGTCACTATGCTAAACGTGAAGGCGCGTATGTGCCGCTGGCCGATGAGTATGGACCCGCGCACGGCCAATCATCAATCGGACGCGCCAGACATGCCAACTGACCCGATATGCGGCGCACCGGTCAGCACGCACCGATCCTACTGCGATCATCACGCTTGCCGGGCCGCAAAGCCTGTTGGCGGTGAAGCATGACCAGCAAGCAAACAAGCGCAGACAAGCCGAATCTCGGCGGGGCCAAATATGTCGGGCCATCAAGAGATGCGATCATCGAGGCGCTGGGGCGGCATCGGTACTCACATGAGGCAGCCGCAGAAATGGGGCTAACCCCGAAAAGTATGCAGCACTATTGCGCCGTTAATAACATCATAGCCCTTGAGCACCGATTGGGAGCCAAAGCGTCAAAGACGCGCCCGCCTGGCGCAAAGCAGCTTGAAGCCATCAAGCAGGCCGCCGCTGTGATGAATTACTGGCAAGCCAAAGGCTACAAGGTCACGGCCCGAGAGAAGTTCGATCCAGCCTGTGCGGAATGGCGCGTGGTTTCAGATTTGGTTAACGGTATGCCGCAAGGCTATCTGGAAACCGTGTTGCACTCTGGCCGGTGATGTGCGTAATATAGGGGGCCGGGGCGCTTTGAAGCTTACCCCGGCCAGCAACGTTGTAGTTTGGTCGCTCGAACGTTGCTAAGGTTTGATGATAACAACAGCGGCCACAGACGCAAGCCTTTAAGGTAATGCCAATGAGCCAAGCGCCGTCGATGCCCCTTTATTGGGACGCCTATCTGGCAGACACAACACACCTTTCCACTGAGGAGCATGGGGCTTACCTGTTGCTGCTCGGCGCGATGTGGCGGCGCAACGGTTCTGTGCCGGATGATGACCGGGATAACGCCCGCATTGTCGGCCTGTCACCGGCCAAATGGCGCAAGGTCAAAACCCGCCTTTCCGTGTTTCTAATTTTCGATAATGGCGGGATTTCGCAAAAAAAGCTGCAAGAAACGTGGAGAATTACGCAAGAAAAGATAACAACAAACCGCGAAAATGGTGCGCTTGGTGGGCGACCCAAAACCAAGAAAACCAAAGACTTAGGGTTAGCGAACGGTTACCCTGACGATAACCCAAACGTAACCATTCCAGAACCAGAACCAGAACCAGAACCAGAAAGTAAAAAGAAAGAGAGGCTTTCAGCCTCTTTGTCGAAAGCCTCTGAAGTCACGGAGGCGGTCAAAATTTGGAACCAGACCGCAGAGCAATCGGGACTGGCCAAATGCGCAAAGCTGACAGAAACCCGCAAAAGCCATATTGGCGCGAGGATCGAAAGCGACGGCCTTGAGGCGTGGGCCGAGATTTGCGCTAAGGTCGCAGCAAGTTCATTCTGCCGGGGGCTGACGGATAAGGGCCAATGGCGGGCCGATATTGATTTCATCGCATCAGAAAGCGGCTTCACTAAAATCATGGAAGGCAAATACGATGACCGGAAAAGCGCAAAACCTGACCCTGTACAAACCCGGCGAAGCATTTGGGGAGAAAAGATTGCTGAGGCCGATGGAAGAATGCGAGATGATGCTGCGCCAGCCCGGCGCGCTCTCCCAAGTCCAGGCCGAGGCGAAGGCCCGCAGAGCGGAGCTAGTACCGCCGCAGACGTCGGAAATAGCTTTGACGGTCGAAACCCTGCAAACGATATTCGCCGCAGCGAAGCAAGATGAGGCGGCGCAGCGGATCATGGTCAACATTTGGGTGGACCTGCTAGCGGAGGTGCCTGCCGTGGTGTTGCAAGAGGCTTTGCGGGAATGGGCGCGGAAAGACACGGCATTCATGCCTAGGCCCGGTGAATTCCTCGCCACATGCGATAAGATTTTGTTTATGAAAGACCAGCTAGCCCGCAAGGCTGAGGCGCTCGCCGCGATCAAGATTGAAGCGTTGCCAGAGCCTAAGCCCGAACCGACCGCAGATGAGCGCGCCCGCATCGCAGAAGGCTTGCGTACCATGTTCAAGGCGGTGGGCTAATGGCTAACCCATCATGCCTGACCACCAAAGCACGCCAACGGCTGCACCTGAACAGGCACCCCAAGCCGATCACCTTGCGAGATTTGAGCAAGGCTAAACAAGGCCAGCCGGATATCCGGTCAAATGGAGAACAAAATGTCTGAGATTATCCAATTGTGTTTAACGGTTTTTGCAATCGCCGCGTCATTCTTTTCACTCGGCGTAGCGGTGGGCCGGAGGTATTTGTGATGCAAAATGATGATTTGAAAATTGAGGCGGGAAAAGAATACCTCCTGCGCAATGGTATTAGTGCGCGAGTATACGCAATCGACGGCGGCGGCGCTTGCCCTGTGCACGGCGCGTATAACTCAATGTCCGAGCCAAATATATGGACGCCTTCGCGGTGGTCTTTGTCGGGTGATTGGGGCGTCGGTCCCGGAGAATATCCACGCGACATCATCTCCCCCGTTCCTGAGACGATGGAGGTGGATTGCTGGCTGTGGGTTTATTCGAGTGGCGAGGTGCAGAAGTTTGGCGAGGCGTGGACGGAGGCGTTCATAAACCAAAGTTGGGCTGCCCCAATCGCTCAAATCCACATCAAGCGTTCTGTCACCGTAGGGGAGGGCATGTGATGGCGGCCAATGATGTTTGATTGGCTCAAGCCGAAACCATTGCCGCTCGGCCCTGGCCAGTTCGCCGCCTATCTCGATTGGGTGGACTACGCCCGCGACCGGCTCGGCATGTCACCGGCTGAACAATACGCCACATGGAGGCGGTATAGGTTCGAGACGGTAAGCGGGCGCGACTGGTCGCACAGGCGGCGCGGCTTTAAATCGAAG